GACCGTATCGAATGCGAGGTGGTGGCATGGGGCCGCAATAAAGAAAGCTGGTCGGTTGATTACCATGTGCTAATGGGCGACACCGCCATGCCAGAGGTGTGGGAGAAGCTCGAAGCCCTGCTGCGGCGTGATTTTCACCATGCGGGTGGCGGCACATTGCCCATCCGCGTGTTGGCGGTCGATAGCGGCTATGCGACGCAGGATGTGTATGCATGGGTAAAAACCCATCCGCAGGCAAGCTGGGGTGGTTCGGGTGCGCGCGCATCCAGCCCACGCACGGCGGTGGCGGTTAAAGGCCGCGATACGGAAACCGCGCTGATACTCAGCGTGTCGAAGGCGGATGTTGGCAGCAAAAAACGTGGGCTTCGCGTGTGGAACGTGAGCGGCCCGGTTGCCAAGATGGAACTCTATCGCTGGCTGAAGCTCGACCGCCCGACCAAGGAGGATGAACCGTTCCCGCCAGGGACATGCCATTTTCCTGAATATGCCGAGGAATATTTTAAGCAGCTCACAGCCGAAAAGCGCGTGATCAAGCTGCATAAAGGCTTCCCCCGCGCTTCGTGGGAGAAAGACCCGACGCGCAATAACGAGGCACTCGATTGCCGTGTCTATGCGCGTGCCGCCGCGAGCATTTATGGGCTGGATCGTTTCTCAGACCGGCAATGGCAGCAGATGGAGGCGGCGCTGGGCAAGCAGCGCAGCATTCCCTACGCCGATACCTACGCTGCCACTCATGAACCACAGGCATCAGCGCCAACACCGCAGCCACGCAGCAGCACAATTAGCCAGCGCAATGTGATCGCTGCCGACGACCCGTATCTTTGAGGAGATATCATGACCGATTTAGCGACCTTGCAAATCCGCCTTGCCGAGGCGGAGACAGCGTACCACCAGCTGATGACGGGCGCAAAGGAAGTCAGCGTGTCCATCGGTGGGTATGGTGCCACCACCTACGCACAGGCGGATAGCAGCAGGCTCGAACAATATATCCAGAAACTTAAAATTGAGATCAATCGCTTAAGCGGTGGTGCGCGCCGTGGCGTGATCAAGGTGGTGTTCGATGAGTGATACTTCCCACCGCGCTGCATCGCTCACTGCCCGTGAACTCTCCAGCTGGCTGCCTGGAAACGGGTCAGCCGATGGCGATCTGCTGGGTGAACTCCCCACACTCGTTGGGCGCTCGCGTGATCTTACGCGTAATCATGGTGTTGCCGCCGGTGCGGCGCAGACGATGGTGGACAACGTCGTCGGCACGGGGCTGCGGCTCTCGGCTTTGCCCGATTACCGTGCGCTGGGGCGCACAAAAGAATGGGCGGATGATTGGGCGCGGGATGTGGAATCACTCTGGCGTGGCTGGGCGGAAGGGTTTGAGTGCGATGCGGCGTTATCCCTCAATTTTGCTGGGCTGACCACGCAGGTGTTTCGCTCCGGCTTTATCAATGGCGAGGCACTGGCATTGCCGCTGTGGCTGCCGGAACGTGGCGGCGCATTTGCCACCACCATCCAACTGGTGGAGCCAGATCGCCTGAGCAATCCTAGCGGTAAGCCCGATGATAAAGCCCTGCACGGCGGCATTGAGATCGATGATTACGGTGCGCCGCTGGCGTATCATGTCCGTAAAACCCATCCGGGCGATGTGTTTTTGCCCTTCGCCTCCTCGGCGGATGAATGGCAGCGCATCCCTGCACGGACTGAATTTGGACGCAGGCGCGTGCTGCATATCCATGATAAAGAGCGCACCGGCCAGAACCGTGGCAAGCCTGCACTTACCGCCATTATGCCGATGTTCAAGATGCTCGATCACTACGAGCGGTCGGAACTGCAGGCAGCGGTGGTGAATGCCATGATCGCCGCCTTCATCGAAACGCCGCTCGATGCCGAAACCGTCGTCGAGATGTTCGGCGGCAGCTTTGAAGATTACGATACCAAGCGCCGCGAATGGCGCGCCAAGCTCGCAGGCGGCTCGATCATCACCACATTCCCCGGCGACAAGCTCTCGCCGTTTACGCCAAGCCGCCCGAATTCCGCGTATGGCGCGTTTGTCGAAAATATCCTGCGCCACATTGGCACAGGGCTGAATCTGCCCTTCGAACTGTTGATGAAGGATTTCTCGAAGACGAATTATTCGAGTGCGCGCGCGGCACTGCTCGAAGCATGGCGGTTCTTCTCAGGGCGCAGACAGTGGCTTGCTACCTATTGGGCAAAGCCTGTTTATGAGCTGTGGCTGGAAGAAGCGATCAATAGCGGTAAGATTGAAGCACCCGATTTTTACACCAACCGCGCCGCATGGTCGCGCTGCAAATGGATCGGCCCTGGTCGCGGCTGGGTTGACCCCGTCAAAGAAGCACAGGCCTCGCAAATCCGCATGGAAGCTGGTCTTTCCACGCTCGAAGATGAATGCGCGATGCAGGGGCTGGATTGGGAAGAAGTGCTGGAACAGCGTGCGCGCGAAAAAGCCAAAATGCACGAGCTGGGCTTGGGTGATCTCACCCCCAGCATCGCCGTCAAATCGCTCCCCGGCCAAGGGAAAGACAGCAAACAAAACACCAACGATGAGGAGGATGACAATGCGGGTATGGAACAAAGCGACCAGTGAGCCGTGGGCGATTACACAATCAGCACTCGAGACAATTTTAGAAATCGCCGAGCGCGAGAATGAAAAACCCGAAGCGGTGGCAGCGCGGCTGGGCAAGGAACTGCAAAATACTCACACGGTCATCGAGCGTGATGGTGTGGCTGTGATTCCAGTGACGGGGCCGCTTTTCCGTTATGCCAATCTGTTCACCGCTATTAGTGGCGCGACATCGTATGAGATTTTGGCGCAGGATTTTACGGTTGCGCTCGATAATTCTGACATCAACGCCATCATCCTTAATATCGACTCCCCTGGCGGCGAGGTCAATGGCTGCGCCGAACTGGCGAATATGATCTTTGCGGCACGCGGTAAAAAACCGATCATCGCTTATGCGTCCGGCGATGCGGCATCGGGCGCGTACTGGATAGCAAGCGCTGCCGATCAGGTGGTGGCATCCGAGACTTCTGGCCTCGGCTCGATTGGGGTAGTCGCGGTCTATCGTGGTGCTAAACCCGATAAAAATGCCCCCACCACTATTGAAATCGTCTCCTCGCAAAGCCCGTTCAAGCGCCTGAATCCCGAAACCGATGAAGGCCGCGCCAAGCTGCAAACGCGCATTGATGCGATGGCGGAAGTGTTTGTGCAGACGCTCGCACGCAATCGCGGCATTGAGGCCGCGCAAGTTCTAGAGCAGTTCGGCGGCGGCGATATCTTGATCGGTGCACATGCCGTGAATGCCGGTCTTGCCGACCGCATCGGCTCACTCGAAAAACTGATCGCGGAATTCTCCGCCAGTTCAAACCCCGCCCTCCAGCGGGGTTTTTTATTACCCGCAACCACCAAAAAGGAGACTGTTATGGATTTACCGACACTGACCCAAGACCACCCCACATTGCTTGCTGAGGTGCAAACGACTGCCAAAACGGCGGAACGCTCGCGCATACAGACCATCCTCGCCTCAGAGGAAGCGAAAGATCGCGGTGATCTCGCGCAGCATTTGGCTTTTGCCACCGATATGGCACCAGACGCAGCGGTCGCCATGCTCGCCAAGGCACCAAAAATCGAACCTGCACCGAAAACAAGCGGGTTTGAGGCAGCGATGAATGCACTGCCCAACCCCAAGATTACCCCCGCTGCTGAGGCGGAGGAAGATGATGTCGATAGTGTGGCCAAACGCCTCGCTGCGGCTTCATGAAATGGCTTTTACAGCCACTCAGCAACCAACTGCTTCAGCAAAGCCCACAGCTTACTGAAACAGACATTAAGCAATTTGATCAACCCATCCCAACAGAAGGAGAATTTTTTATGCCAGCTTCAGGTTTTACCAATCAGGGGACTTACATCCCTGACAATTTATTCGCCGGTGAGTTTCCGCGTGTTGCACGCAAGGTGACCATCGCCACTCCCGCTAACCTTGTACGCGGTGCCGTACTTGGACGCATTACCGCCAGCGGCAAGTATATCCTCAGTGCCTCAGCCGCTGCGGATGGATCGCAAACGCCAGAGGCTATTCTCGGAGAAGATACCGATGCCTCTGGAGGAGACAAGGAAGCGATTGTTTACCTGTCGGGTGAGTTCAATGAACTGGCGCTGACGCTTGGCGCTGGCCACACCGCAGCCTCCATCTCACTTGGCCTGCGTAATAAATC